GGCTTGTCGCGAATCTGCATAAGCGAGCCACTGGCGGATGGCCTGGCCATGCGCCTGGAGCAGAGGAGGCAATGGCAAAGGCCAAGAAGGGCAGGTAAGCAGGCACTAGCGCCATCGCGAATGGCGCAGTACAATACGCGCATACAGGGAGGCATCATGAGCGAGACGGCTGCCGAGCCCGCTGCCGAAACGGCAGAGGACCTGGAAAGTGTCGAGGAAACCGAAACGGAATCCGAGGGCACTGAGGCTGCCGAATCCACCGACGTAGCCGCAGAGCTGGAGCGGTGGAAGGCTGAATCCCGCAAGTGGGAGAAGCGCTCAAAGGAGAACTCACGGGCTGCCGATAAGCTCCGTCAAATCGAGCAGGCCAATATGACTGAGCTGGAAAAGGCTCAGGCAGCACAGAAGGATGCCGAGGAAAGGGCGACGCAAGCTCTGGCCATGCACAATCGCGTGATGGCTGCCGCGGCAAACGACCTGCCAATGGAACTCATCGATTACCTCGGCTCCGGCACGGAAGAGGAAATTGCTGAGACCGCGCAGGTATTCGCCAGCGTAATTGAGGCGGAGGTAACGCGACGCCTCGAGGAAATGACCGCTGGCATGGCAGGCCGAAACGGCCAGCCACCCTCGGGCGCACGTCCGGTCGAATCAATGCGTCCAGGATCAGCTCCAGCTAGCGCCGGAACGGCGACCAGCCCGGATGAATGGTTCAGGCAACTTCTCGATAATCGCTAAGCAGAAAGGGCTTAGAAGTGCCGACGTACAATACGCACGTCAGCCGAACCACGACCGGATCAGACCCGCTCGTTCCGGAGCCGCTGGCGGCTGATATCATCCAGGAAGCGCCGAAGGCAAGTGCCGCGCTCTCGCTGATGAAGAAGACCACCCTCTCGTCCAAGACGCAACGGTTGCCCGTGCTGGACGTGCTGCCCGTTGCCTACTGGGTCTCCGGCGATGCCGGGCTGAAGCAGACCAGCACGCAGGCATGGAAGAACGTGGTGCTGGTGGTCGAGGAACTGGCCTGCATCGTGCCCATTCCCGAGGCCTATCTGGACGACGCCGACGTGCCGCTATGGGGCGAGGTCAAGCCTCGCATTGTCGAGGCTGTCGGCGCGCTCATTGATTCCGCCGTTCTCTGGGGAATCAACAAGCCGACGACATGGGGCGAAGCCGTATTCCCCGGAGCCGGCAAATCCCAGCATTTCATCGTGCAGGGCACTGGCGTCGACCTCGCCCAGGACGTGACCAAGCTCGGCGCGCTCATGGCGCAATCCGGATACACGGTGAACGGCTTTGCCGCGGCACCTGGCTCCAACTGGAATCTCGTCGGCCTGCGCTCGGCGCAGGGAGTGCCCATCTACGAGCCCGATCTTCAGGGCGGAAGCCCTGGTGGCAGCCTGTACGGCTACCCGATGTCCGAGGTGAATAACGGCTCGTGGCAATCCGGTGCCACCGGAGCCGTTTTCCTCATGGGCGATTTCACCAAGTCCATCATCGGAATTCGGTCGGACATCAGCTTCAAGATGTTCACCGAGGGCGTCATTTCAGACGGCAGCGGCGTCGTTCAGCTCAACCTCATGCAGCAGGACGCAGTCGCCATGCGGATGACGATGCGCCTGGCTTACGCCACGGTGAACCCGGTCACCATCATGGAGCCTGGCAAGAACATCAGCACGGCGACCGCACGGTGGCCGTTCGGTGCCATTCTGCCGGTCGGCGCGACGCCGCCAGCGGCCAGCGCGATTTCCGTCATCCAGGCTCCGCCGTATCCGTACACGGGCACGTTCGCCGCGGATCCTGCGGCCACGCAGGAGCTCGAGGTCGAGAACCCGCAGGAATCGCCGGCTGCCGAAGCGCAGCGGGCATTCGTCGAGGACCAGCAGAAGGCAGTGCGGCCACGCCGCGGCCAGCAGCGGAGCTCCGAGTAGCAAGCGGAGCAGGGACGGATTACGACCAGGCCGGAAAGGGATGGCCATGCGAATCGGTGAAGAGCTACCGACACTGGCAACGCCGGACGACGTGGTGGACCGGCTTGGTCGTAATCTAAATCAGGTAGAAGCTGCGCGCATTGACGCGCTGCTGCGGGATGGCAGCACCATTATCCGGCGGTACTGCCGCCAGGATTTCGTCTACGAAACTGATGCGGCCGAGATACTGGTGGCGGATGCCGGCGAGATCAAGCTGCCCAATCGGCCAGTGTGGAATATCAGTTCCGTAACCTGGCAATCGGGCAATCCGGGCATTATGAATCTGGGCATCAACTGGTATGTGTTCGACGGAATTGACAAGATAACGATTCCGTCGCCGTACGAATCAGGTGTCATTAACCTGCCTGCTATGTGGCAGGACGTCGGCTGGTATTCAGATTCGTATGAGGTGGTCTACAGCTATGGATACAACAGTCCTCCAAATGAGGCTGTCACCGTTCTTTGTACTGCGATCATATCTGAGCTATCTACTCCAACTATGTCTGCAACGCTGGCTAGCGAATCTGTCGGCGCGTATTCATACTCTATGCGCCGCACTTCGGGCGCAGGGCTGAACGCGGCTCTGCTGGACGCGGGCATGGCTACCGCGCTGAAGGATTTCCGCAGGAGTCAGGGCACGATTGCGATACGGATATGACAGTTAATGAAATCAATCCAGGCGGAGTACCTACGCATCAGTTCCCGTATGCGCAGACGCTCACGCTTCTGCGTCGTGTGCTGGCTGAGCCTGATGCCTACGGCAACGACACGTATACCGATGTCGCGGTGCAGGTGCCAGGCTGCGTCGTGCAGCCCGCGGGCAGCGCTGAAGTTCTACAGTTCACGGACCAAGTAAGCACCGACATCACCGTGTTCATTCCGTACGGCACGGAAGTCGGCCCGCTGGATGCGCTGGTCGTCAATGGCACCACGTACGAGATCCAGGGCATTCCGCAGATGTGGCGCTCGCCTTTCTCGGGGCATACCAGCCCGCTACAGGTGCGCGCTTCAATCGTGACGGGAGCATCGGTGTAATGGCAGATTTCAAGCCGGATCATCGCGGTGTCGGCAATATGCTCCAGTCAGAATTCATGGAGCGTGCCATGGTGCTATTTGCAGAGGGGATAAAAGGTCGTGCTGAGGCAATGGCTCCTGTAGGCCATCCGCCAGGGGATAAGCATCCAGGTCGATACAAAGCATCGTTCCATATTCGTAGTCATCGACGTGGCGGAGCTCCCGGTCGTTACGGAGCCCATCGGGCGGAAGCCATTGTCTATAACGATGCGCCGGAAGCGGTATTTGTTGAGTACGGTGCCAGAAGCAAAGAGGGAGAAAGAGTCCTAGCCCGCGCTGCATTCAGGAGAGCATGATGGCCACGCCTGTTCCGGTATTCCCGGATGCCGAGAATGTCGTGCTGTATGCGCTGGTGCCCCTCCAGCCAGACGTTCGTTTCTGCACGGTGCTGCCTCCGGAAATAAGCGGAATAGTCTGCCGCGTGCACCGCATCTCGGGCGCGAATCGTAACATCGGCGTTGACAGGCCAATTATTGATATTGACGTGTTCGGTCCGACCAAAGAAGCTGGCTCAGTTTCAAATGCAGCCAGGGACATACAATCAGACCTTCTGTCTCTCATGGGCAAGAAGGTTACGAATGGAGTGATACAGCACGTGACGACAACCGTGGGACCGCGCCAGCTACCGGAGGTGAATCCTAATCTAGTTCGTTATGCCGCAACGTACGAAATGTCAATACATCCCTGAAGGGAAAGGTAATGCCGACCAAAGAACAGATCACCGAGACCGACACTGGTGGTGGCGGGATCATTCAGTTCGCTTCCGGACCGGGCAAGCAGAAGAACAATCAGCTCCTGTACGCAGCCGGTGACGTCATCGTGTGGCTGGCTGCGCAGAACACGGCCGGACCAGTTACCGGCTTCGAGGACATCACGACCCTGACGGGCTATTACTGCTGCGGCTGGGTCGACACCTCCGGCTACATTTTCAAGCTGGACGAAACGACCAAGGACATTCCGGCCGCGGGCACGCTGACGCCGATTCGCACCATTCTGACTGGCGGCAGCAAGAGCGTGCAGCAGACGTTCCTGGAAGGGCAGAACCCTTACGCTCGTGCGCTGTACGACGATGTACCGGTCTTCCCCGTGGCCACCAGCCCGCTCAAGCCCTCGGGCACTGCACCGTACATCGCCACGTACACGATCCCTGATCCGCCGGCGGACAACCGCTACGCCATGATCTGGGATTCCATCGACGGGACAAAGGCCATGCGCCTCTATGCCCCGAACTGCAAGGTGACTGCCCGCGGCAACGACCAGGTGCAGCAAGCCGACGTGGAATCGTTCGATATCACGGTCACCATGTATCCGGGCAACGTGGCCGGAAGCATCTACGTGGCCAAGCGCTTCATCCAGTACGGTGTCGACATGTCCGGCTACTTCACGTGAGCGCCGAGCCGGAAATCCCCGACGACGATTCCGAGGACGTAGACCTAGACCTGGATCTCGTGGGCGAAACGCTGCGCGAGGAAAGGGTCGGCAAGCCTACTGCCGTGCGAATTGACGGCGAGGTAATCCACATCCAGCACGCGGCTGCCTGGTCTAGCTCGGCCATGCGTGCCGCTGGCGTCGGCAACTGGGAGGAATGGGCGGAAGCTGTCATTGACAGCAAGGAAGAATTCGCCCACTGGCTCGATGCCGATCTCGAGAACTGGCAGATCGAGGCGATATTCCAGGCATGTGGCCGAAAGGCCAGAATGAACATGGGAAAATCACCTCGTCCTGGTGGCTCACGCAAACGTACCCGGAGGAAATAGAAGCCGACCTCCAGCGCTATTACGGCACGGATTTCCGTGACCTAGGTTCCGGGCTGTCGTGGCGTCGGATGCTGGTTCTCGTCAATGCACTGCCACCGGAGAGTGCGACTATGACGGCGATCAGGAATGACACGCCGGATGAAGCGCTGGACGAAATGGAAATGCATCCGGAGCTGGCGCAGTGGAGCGGGATAGAGGGCTTGCTGGCGCTGCTCGTAGACGAGATGCGTAACCTGACATGGAGCTTCCTGCAAAGCCGCACAGAAGAGAAGCTACCGCGGCCAGAGCCGCTGCCGCGGCCAGGGCTTAGATCGCGTCCTCGTGGTCGTGGTCGTCGCCTGGAAGACATGCAGCGGCTAGACCCGCGGCTGCGCGGGCTGTCGCCGGCCGAAGCGCAGCAGAAGATATTCGAGCTGACAGGACGCAGCTATGGCTGATGAGATTTTCGTAGGCTCGGTGGCCGTAGGCGTAGTCCCTGATGCGCGTAACTGGAACAATGACCTGCGTCGGCAGCTCGTGCCCGAGGCAGACAGAATCGGCAACGAATACGGCAGCCGATTGTCCAAGGGCATTGTCGATGAGATGGGTCGCAAGAAAGCTGATTACGCAAAGGAAGGAGAGAAATCCGGCGGAGCATTCGCCGACACGTTCAAGAAGCGCATTGAAGCAGCCATTAAGGCCATTCCGAAGGTGAAGCTTGACGGCGACGCCACCGAGGCGGATAAGAAGCTACAGGAAATCCGTCGCAAGATGGAGGAACTGAGCAAGAAGAAAATCAATGTAGATATGTCGGCTAAGGACGCCATGAAGGAACTGGACGTCCTTAATCTCGAGCTGGATAAGCTACAGCACAAATCCAAGAACATTGAGCTGAAGTTCAATACAAAGGAGGCGAAGGCTCAGCTTGCCTTGCTGCGCACAGAAGTCGGTGCTGCTGGCGGAGGAGGACGCGGCGGAATACTGGGCAGCATCGGCGGTCTGTTCGGCCTCGGCGGTGATGCAGGCTCGGCAGGTGCAAGGGCTGGCGGCGGAGCAGCATCCTCCTCGCCCTATGCAGCCGCGGGCATCGGCGCTGGCATTATCGCCGCTGCGCCATTCATAGGGCAAGCCGTTTCCGCTGCTGTCGTCGGCGGTCTCGGCACTGCCCTTGCCGGTATCGGCATAGCTGGCGCGTTCGGTCTCGGCACTTCTACAGGCGGACCGCAGAAGGTAGCGGCATCGCAGGCTGCTCTGACTCAGTCAAAGCAGCGCGAGGCTATTGCACAGCAGCACCTGAATGATTTGCAGAAAAGTGGAAAGGCGACTACTCAGCAACTGGCGCAGGCGCATCTATCACTTTCGTCTGCTCAGGCTCAGGTTTCTGCTAATCAGACGAAACTGTCGGCTGCCCAGAGAGAAAATATAAATCAGACGAGCAAGCAGCAACTAGAGGTTCGGAAGGCATTCACTGACCTGAAGAACCAGGCTGTGTCAAGCCTTTCCTCTATCGGCGTCTCGTTCATTCCGGTATTGAAATCAATTGCCGGGACTGCCAGCAGCGTTCTCAAGCAGATGACGCCGGTATTCAAGGGAGTTATCGCTGCCATCTCGGGACCGTTCAAGCTGTTCGTTGATACGATTCTGAAAGCGTTCACGCAGCCTGCGGTCCAGTATTCCATTGAGGCTATCGGCGGGGCTTTCATTGCCTTGCTGAATGCGTTCACGCCGATGATCCCCGGCATCATGCAGGATTTCGCCGATGCGATAACACAGATAGCGACAGTTGTCTCGCAGCATCCGCAGGACTTTGCCAATTTTGTCAAGTTTATATTCGAGCTCGGCGTCTGGGCTCTGAAGGCTATTGCCTGGCTGTCTGAAATCGCAGTGTGGATCCAGGACCACTGGGATATAATCAAGTGGATCGTGTTCCCGGTGATCCTGGCCGTCATGTACGTGGTGCAGCATTTCGGGGCATTGAAGAAGGGGATATCCGAGCAGCTTAATCTCATGCGCTCAGATGCCATTCGCATATGGAATGACATATGGAAATATACGATCGGCGCTGTGATAACTGGCGTGCAGAAGGTGACGACCTGGCACGCGCAGATGCGAGCCCGAGTGAACGAATGGCTGAATCACATAGCCAGTGATGCTCGGCACATATGGGATGTGATATGGAATAACACGGTCGGCAGGGTAATCCGCGGCTATCAGGATGTGCTGCGCTTCTTCGGACAGCTACGGCAGGGAGCAATCCGCTGGCTTAATGACCTGATGAACAATGCCCGCAACATATGGAATACCGTCTGGGCTAATACCGTCAGCCGCGTGGTCACCGGCGTCAATCAGGTAATAGGCTGGTTCACTAATCTGAAGAACAGGGCTGTCAGCTTCTTCAGCAATGCCGTGAGCTGGCTGGTGTCCGCCGGCGGAAATGTTATCTCCGGGCTTATGAACGGCATGAAGAATGCCGTGGTCAATATCGGCTCGTGGATCAAGGCCAATATTGTTGACCCTGTCGTCAATAAGATCAAGAGCTTCTTCGGAATCAAGTCGCCTTCTACGGTTATGTTCGGAGTCGGCCAGAACCTTATCTCAGGCTTGCTGCGCGGCATGATTTCCAATGCGAAGGACGTCGGCAGCTTTATCGGCAAGATATTCGGTGGCTGGCCTGCCGCGCTCGGTGCGCTTGTCGGCAAGGGTCTGGTCGCAATTACGAAGCTGCCCGCGAAGGCTCTGAAGGCACTGGGCGGAATCGCCGGCAAGATAGGCGGATTCTTCAGCAAGCTGGTCGGCGGCGGAGGCGGAGGCGGAGTTCAGCGCTGGCTGCCGCAAGTGGTGCAAGCCCTTGGCATGCTCGGAATGCCGACGTCACTGGCTGGCCGCGTGCTATACCAGATGCAGACTGAATCTGGCGGGAATCCGAATGCCATCAATAACTGGGACATCAACGCACAGCACGGCGACCCGAGCCGCGGGCTGATGCAGGTTATCGGTTCCACGTTCGCGGCTTACCACGTGCCAGGCACTAGCTTCAATATCTATGATCCGCTGGCTAACATCGCAGCCGCGATCAATTACGCGATGCACCGTTACGGTCCTACGCTCGGCGCACTGGGCAGCGGGCACGGCTACGATTCTGGCGGATGGCTGCCGCCAGGAATCACGGTGGCCGTGAACAATACAGGCAGCCCCGAGCTCGTCATCCCGGCGCATAAGCTGCGTGCCCGCGGCGGAGACGGCAGCGTGGCAGGTGTCGCGTACCACGCGCACTTCGACGGGCTCACCGGGCAGGCCATTGAAGGGCACGTGCAGAATGCCTTCGTCGCTATGTCGCTTACGCAGGGAGCTCTCGCCCGAAATGGCAGGAGGTCATAATGGCTTGGGGAGATCCGCCGACACCATTGCAGATCAACTATGTTGATCCGGATGGCAATAACTGGAATCTTTCTGATACGTCCTTGAACGGCGGATATGTCTGCGCGGGCATCGCCGGCATCGAGGGCTTGCCGATTTCTATGTCCACGATTCCCATGCTGGACGGCACGGCCATTCCTAACTTCTATATTCCGCAGCCCGGCTCTATTGCCATTGCCGTCCTCGTCGCTCGGCCCGAGATAACTGGCGATGAGAATGATTACTACAATCTCCTAGACAGAATCGTGCGGGCTTTCTACAATAGGCGAAACGAGCTGCCG